GCACAAAAAACGCGACCTGTATGACGTGATCGACACCGCCCGCGGCGCCCGTGAGCAAAGCCTGCTGTGGCTCATCACCACCGCCGGCACCGACCGCAGTGGCATCTGCTACGAGCGGCGCACGCACATCACCAAAGTGCTGGATAGGGTGATGGATGACCCCACCATGTTTGGCGTCATCTACACCATTGACGACAAAGACGACCCGTTTGACCGCGCCACCTGGGCCAAAGCCAACCCCAACTGGATGGTCAGCGTGCTGCCAGACGACATGGAGGCCGCTGCCCGCAAAGCCGAGGGTATGCCCAGTGCGCTCAACAACTTTTTAACCAAGCGCCTGAACGTCTGGGTCAACGGTGGCGAATCCCCCTGGATCGCCCCCAAGGCCTGGGAAGTGTGTGCTGATCGCACCCTGCAGCTGGTCGACTTCGCTGGCGAAAAGTGCTGGATGGGCCTGGACCTCGCGCAAAAGAAAGACTTTGCCGCGCTGTGCCTGGCTTTCCAGCGCGATGGCATCTGGTTTGTGTTCACCCGGCTCTATTTGAACGAGCTGGCCGTGCAGGAAAGCGGCAACGCCCACCTCAGCGGCTGGGCCCGGGCCGGGTATGTGCAAGTAACCGATGGCGACCTCACCGATTTTGATGTAATCGCCGACGACATGCGCCGCGATTGCACGCAGTTTGATGTGCAGGAAATCGCGTTTGACCCTGCTCTCAGCCGCTATTTCGCTGGAAAGATGATCGAAGAAGGCCTGCCCCTGGTGGAAATCACCCAGCGCGCCATGTTCTTCACCCCGCCGCTCATCCAGGTGGAAAACCTGGTGCTGGAAAAGAAACTCAGGCACGACGGCAACCCCGTCATGAGCTGGATGATGAGCAACGTGGTGGTCAAGGTCAGCAAGTTCAACGAGTTGCGCGCTCCCGTCAAAGAGCGCGCTGAAAACAAGATCGATGGCCCCATCGCCCTGCTGATGGCACTGGGCCGGGCGATGGCGAATGAATCGACCGATATTCAACAAGGATTTGTCATCTTATGAGCATTTTTTCCCGCATTGCCGCATCCCTGGGGTTCGGCAAGGGAGAGGTGCGCGTGTCGAATGACGGCTCCGTCACCTATGACCAATCGGTGTTAGATGCCTTCGGTGTCACACCTGGTTCAGCCGGCATCAGTGTTACACCCGTGTCAGCCATGCGTGTGGCGGCCGTGTTCGCGTGTGTACAGAAAATAGCCGGTGCCATCAGCACCTTGCCGCTGGATATTTACAGCACAGACGGCGAAACACCCACCCGCCTGCCGCGCGATGATCTTTGGTACAAGCTGAACGAGCAACCTTGCCCCCAATTCACAGCAGCCAGCCACTGGGAAGGCGTCAGCATGGCCCAGCTGCTGCGCGGCGATGGCTTCACCTGGATTCGCCGCAGTGCCAACAACGGTTTCCGCGAGTTTCTACCATTGCCCTGGTCTGCTTGCACCCCTGTGCTGCAGGCTGATCGCTCGGTGCGGTATTACATCCATTACCAAGGCATTAGCACCTGGGCTTCGCCCGACGAGATCCTGCATTTCCCTGGCTTCGGATTTGATGGCTTGAAGTCCATGTCCGTCATTGCCTACGCCGCTAAAAATGCAGTAGGCAATGCCATGGCCATGGATGAATACAGTGGCAAATTTTTTGCAAATGGAGCCCACCCGTCCATCGTGATTCGTTCGCCCAATAAGATGAGTCCTGAGCATGTCACTACATTGCAAACGGCCTTCACCAACAAGTATTCCGGGCTGGATAATTCCCATCGCTTACCACTGGTTCTCACCGAAGGGCTAGACGCTAAAGAGATCAGCCTGAACGCTGAAGATGCCCAGCTGCTGGAAGCACGCAAATTTCAGGTTATCGACATTGCCCGTGCCTTTGGTGTGCCCCCCCACATGATTGGTGAAACCAGCGCCAGCACCAGCTGGGGCAGTGGCATTGAAGCCATGTCACGCGGCTTCGTCACCTACACCCTGCAGCCACACCTCAAGCGCATCGAGCAGGAGCTCAACCGCAAGCTGTTCCCGCGCAACCCCAGCAAGTTTGTCCGGTTCGACCGTGAAGCCCTCATTGAGGGCGACAGCAAAGCCCAGGCTGAGTACAACCGCGCTGCGCTGGGTGGCCCCGGCACGGGCCCTGGATGGATGAGCATTGACGAAGTGCGCAAGTCCAAAGGCCTGCGCCCCCTGAAAGGCGCTGCCGCCCAGATCTACGACCCGCGCGACCTGGCCAAACCTGAAAGCAAACCCAATGAAAATCCTCCAGCTGCTGCATGACAACGCCGGGCGCACCAAGTTGCCCTGCAACCTGGTGCGCAATGGTGCCGACGAGGCCACCATTTACATCTACGACATCATTGCCGCAGACTGGGGCGTTAGTGCGATGGATGTTATCGGTGCCCTCAATTCCGTGGCTGATGTGTCCGTGGTTCACCTGCGTATCAACTCCCCCGGTGGTGACGTCTTTGAAGGTCGCGCCATTGTGGAGGCCATCAAGCGTTTTTCGGGCAAGACTATAGGCCATGTGGACAGCCTGGCTGCCAGCTCAGCTTCCAGCATCGCCATTGCCTGTGATGAGGTGGAGATCGCACAAGGCGCCTTCTTCATGATCCACAACGCCAGCGGCATCGTGTATGGCGACAAAACAGTGATGCGTGACCGTGCTGATCTGCTGGAAAAAGTCGAAGGCTCCATCATCAACGACTACACCGCAAAAACAGGCAAAGACGCCGCTGACGTCGCCGCGTGGATGGAGGCTGAGACCTGGTTCACTGCAGACGAAGCCGTTGCCAACGGCTTTGTAGACCGCCTGACCGCCACCGCTGAGCTCAAGGCCAAGAACACTTGGAACCTCAGCGCCTACAGCAAGGCTCCGGCTGCTCTGGCTGCACCGGCACCTGAACCCAAGCCAACCCTCGAACCCACCCCTGAACCCACAGGCACAGCGCAAGCCAAAACCAATGCGCTGCGCCTGGCACTGATTGCGTAGCGCTTCTCGCGCAACACAAGCCGCGGTGGCCGTAACGCCACTAACCCAATGGGCCCATTTCGGGCCCTTTTTTTTGAAAGTTCCCCATGACTAATATCCAAGCCCTGCGCGAGAAGATTGCCAACCTCGCCCGTCAAGCCAACCACCTCATCGCTGAAAAAGGCGATGCCATCTGGTCCAAGGAAGAGCAGACTACCTTTGACAACCTGGCCGATGAAATCGAGCGTGCCAAAGGCCAGATCCGCGCTGAAGAACGCATGCGCGAGATCGATGCCGACAAGTTCTTCAATGAAGTCACCAAACCAGGCAAAAAAGCGGCTGAAGACGGCAGCATCAGCATCGTTGAGGCAGTGGCCTTGTACCTGCGCCATGGCAGCAACGTCAGCCCAGAGCAGGCCGTGGCCATCCGCAATGCGATGAGCACCACCACCACCACAGAAGGCGGCTACACCGTGCCAACCGAAGTGGCATCCATGGTCATCGACAAGCTCAAGGCCTATGGCGGCATGCGTGATGTCTCCACCATTCTGCCTACCAGCACCGGTGTAGACATGAACTGGCCCACGTCTGATGGCACAGCCGATGTAGGCGCTATCGTCGGCCAAAACACGCCAGTCAATGCTGCAGACATCGTCTTCGGCACTATTGGCCTCAAGCCGTACTACTACACGTCGAACAAGATCGCCTTGCCGCTGGAGCTGATCCAGGACAGCGCGGTGGACATCATCTCCTATGTGATCGACCGCCTTTCCACCCGCATCGCCCGCGTCCAAAACACCCACTTCACCGTGGGCGTGGGTACCACCCAGCCAGATGGCGTCATTCCCAAGTCCGGCACCGGCAAAACAGGCCTCACTGGCCAAACCCTCACCGTCATCTATGACGACTTGATCGACCTCAAGCACTCGGTCAACCGTGCCTACCGTCGCAATGCGTCTTACATGATGAATGACCTGTCGGTCGCCATCGTGTCCAAGCTGAAAGACACCACGGGCCGCCCGATCTGGACGCCTGGCGACGCCGAAAGCATTGTTGGCGGCAAGCCCGACACCCTGTGTGGCTATCCCGTTGTCATCAATGACGATGTCGCCGTCATGGCAGCCAATGCCAAATCCATCGCCTTCGGTGATTTCTCGAAATACACCATCCGCGATGTGCAGGGCACCACGCTCATCCGCCGCTTTGATGACTCGGCCTTCGCCTTGTCCAACCAGGTCGGCTTCTGCGGTTGGACCCGCTCAGGTGGCAACTTGCTGGATACCGCTGCCACCAAGGTGTACGTCAACAGCGCCACCTAAAGCCTGCTCGTTGCAGCACCCCAGGCAAGCCGCCCGTCACCACTGCCGGGCGGCTTGCCTGGGGTGCTGCAA